GGGTTTTCTTTTATCCCTCTGAGGGAATATACTCGGCCTGTGTAAGTGCCTTTAATCTAGTTACTTCATCCACTAACATATTAGGTGTTATATTACCTTCTTCATTAGCTTGAAGCTGTAATACATTTACAATTGCTTGTAAAATACCACTAAGTTCTGCTATTTGCTCGCCCTTATCAAATAAGTTAGCTTTAAGTTTAGTAATTGTTTCGTCTTTGTCTTGCATAATAATCTCCTATTATTTATTTTAGTTTAATGTCACAACCGGAACTACCAAACCCGCCCGCTCCGCGGTCAGTATTGGTTAACTCGGTTACAAGGTTGAATTTTGGGGATAAATGAGGTACTACTATTAGTTGGCACACTCTATCTCCTTTATACATGGTAATATTTTTTGTCCCTATATTACGTAGTTTAACTTGAATCTCTCCACGATAATCAGAATCAATAACTCCTATTGTATTTTTAAGTACAATGTGTAGTCCTTCATACTTACCCATACTCGATCGTGGAGCTACAATGCCTACCGTATTCTTTGGTAATTCTACAGAAACCCCTGTCCCAAAGCTTATCTCTTTACCTGGCTCTAGGCAGAAGTCTACTGAAGTCTTTAAGTCCATACCAGCAGCATCTTCGCTGCCAATAACTGGAACTAATTCTTTATCTATGCATACTATATTTATCACTACGAATGTCCTTTAATGTATTTTCTAGTTTAGTAAAGTAATCACCATCATATGTATTACTAGCGTGTTCAATAGCATCATCAGAGTATGAAATTAAATCCATTAACTCTAGATTGCGAAGAAGAACTTCTTCACCACTACTATTAAGATTCTGTACAAATAATTGCTTACCAGGAATTGGTAATGCCCCTACTAGGTCATGAACTGAGCCATACTCCCTAACTAGGTTATAAGCGCGTTTAACACCAATACCATCAATACCTGGTACAGAGTCTCCTCGGTCTCCCTGAATTGCTTTTACATGAGAATACTGTTCTGGGCTATCACACCCATGTTCATCATAGAAGTTATCAATTGTAAACTCTTTCTGACTAGTATACGCCCAACGTTTTACTTTATCGTTAAGGAGTTGATCCCAATCTTGGTCAGTTGATATTAACCAAATAGTATCGTAACGATCGTATAAATGCTGTGCAAAGTAAGCTGCCAAGTCATCAGCCTCTACACCTTTTAGTTTTATGATACAATGACCTGTTTCTTCTACTAACTCAACTGCACGAATATACCCATCAAAGAAGTCAGCCCAAGATTGAGATTCTTCCTCTGTTTGTGTTTCACGCTTAGCTTCACGGTCGCCTTTGTACGTAGGCAGTAGCTCTTTACGGTAAGTTGACTTACCAAAGTCTGATAAGTGTAATACATCTTTAGCACCATAAGAGGCTGCTAAAGAGTTAATAGTTGCTAGATATTCAGCACCAAATATATTATGGCCTCTATGCTTGAATCTCATTGCTAAGTTGATTCCGTCTACTATGATAAGGTTATTACCTGTACCACGACGATTTTGTTGTTCCCAGCTTATTGTCATTTTACAAAATACTCCGCTTTTGTTGTTTCTAGTAGGCTTTCAAATAGGAATACAACTACTTGCATTTCACCTTTATTAAATGTAATGTTTGGTTCTGGTATTTTGTATTCTACTGGTAAATCTTCTACATTGAGAGCAACCAACCATTTACCTCTGTCTTTCTTAAATACTAGCATTGGCATAGCATTCATTTGAATAGACTCTCGTACTGTTTGTTCCCAGAACTTTTCTAATTGGGAGACTGTAGTATTGAATAGATTACTATTAACTACGTCATCTTTATAGTGCTTTACTTCAATAGTGAAAGCAGCTATTTTACCTGTAGGGGTAGGGAGATAAATATCCCCCTTTAACCCATGTGAAGCACCAAATCCACCAGAACCAGGAACTCTATCCCACTCTAGCTTAGTTGCTTCTCTAAGCATGTCTCTTACTGCATATTCTGCACGTTGGCCTTTAGCCCTTGAATCAACTCCAGTCGCCATTCTCTAACCTCGATATGTTATTCTCCTTTATAACTTTTAATACCTCTACTAGAGGATGCTGGTAGTTGTGACTAACAACAAAAGTGTTTAGGTTATGTTCTTTAATTAAGACCTCTATTAAATCTTCCATGCCTTCTTCGTCAATAGTAGAGACTACCTCGTCTAGGAATAATGCATTCAAGCTATTCTTAGATACTGCTGACATTAGGCTTCTAATAGATAGAAGTGTTGATATGTTTACTTTACTAAGTTCACCGGAACTAAGTGTTCTTATGTTAACTTGTTTACCAGAGGAGAACATTATTACTTTAAGATTAGCTTCATCCAGTTCAAATCCTAAAGCGAACTTCCCACCAGAAATACTAGATAGGTATTCGTTAACTTTATTCTCAAATACCTTTACACAGGATTCTAGCTTATAAGCTATTAAACCTTTCGGTCCGAATATCTTAGCTAGTACATCTATGTTAGTTAATCTAGTTTGTAAGGTTACTTTATCTTGCATAATACCTTTAAGTTCTACTACAGCTTTATTATAGGATTCTTGAAGAATATCGAGTTTCATATTGTTCTTAGCAGCTTCGATATTATATTCTTGAGCACGTTTAATTAGTTTATCTCTTTCTATAATATCTAACCTAAGCTCGGCTATAGTTTTGTCTATAGATGTTATCTCTGCTTTAAGTGCTTCTGATTCCTCTTTTATATTTATTGTCGGTTTTGCACTTAGTAAATCTACCATCGGTTTTGCACTTAGTAAATTAGTCATCGGTTTTGCACTTAGGACAGCTTCAATATTTGCCCCTAAGCTTTTTGCAAATTCTGCTTGTTTCTTTGCTAAAGATTTCTCAGCGTATACTACAGCTTGTTCTGCTACTTCAAAACTATATTTTGCATCTTTATACAATTTACTCTCTAAGGATAGGCTCTTATGTTCACGCTGTAACGCTACTAATTCTGCTTGTAAACTATCTCTTTGTGACTTACATTGTATAAATAGCTGCTTCTTATTCTCTGCTTCCTTTGCTGCCTGTGCTTTATCTAATGGTGAATTACACGCAGTACATATAGTCTCTAAGGCATCAGCAGTAAATGTTTTGTAAAGCTTTTTAGTCTCATCCATATCCCATTGAAGTTTTCGTATAGTCTCCTCAAGGCGCGAAATAGCATCACTTATAGATGAAATATTAGATTCATCAGGTGGCTTCAACGTATCTAAGTATTCCTTAGATTGCTTAGCTTCAGGGATTAGTTTATTATCTAAGATATTAATATCATTATCTATACTTTGACATATGGCTTCTTGTCGATTCCACTCTTGTAGCTTATGTTTATGAATCTCTGCATCTTTAAGCGCATTAGCCTTTTCCGTATCTACACGTTCTTGCAAGTTATCAAGACTATTACGTGCTATAGATTTAGCCTCACTAAGCTTTAGAATACCATCATGGTACTTATCCGCTAAGGACTCAGGTACTTCTATCTCTAACATAACATCAGGTATAATAGTACTTTTAATAGTAGCTTCTAACCTATCTGATTCCCTAGTAAGATTAGTCATGGTATTAGCCACATCCTTTCTTTCTTCCTTTATTCTAGTTTCTATACTAGGATACTTTTCAAGGTTAAGTAGATTGATTAAGAACTTTTTACGATTACCATCTGTAGCAGTTAGGAAGTCTAAGCTTGAAGTAAGAGATTGATAAACTAGTTTGGAGAATGTGGTCATATCCATACCTAGTATATCAGCTACTATCTTATAAGTTTGTGTGGCTGTATGTCCACCTATATTAACGCCATCAGACATTAATGTTACTTTTGCTGTGGTCTTAACTACTTTCTCAATACTATATGGTGTTCCATTTACTTTGAAGTCTAGCTTCATAGTATACTCGGTAGCTCCTGAGAATCTATTAAGTATATCCCCTTTTGCAACACCCTTTGAGTTTTTATTGTAAAGTATTTCTTCTAGTATTAATGGGATCGAGCTTTTACCAGAACCATTCTTACCTACTAATTGAGTTGTAACATTTTTAGCTAAGTCAATTTCAATATTATCCCCAAAAGGTAGGCAATTACTAAATTGTAACTTACCTAATTCAATCATTATAGTCGTCCAGAATCACAATATTGTGAAGCTCTGATATTAAATCAGCTGTATCATCGGTAGATAATCCTAGTATAGCCGTACAGTACGCACTAACCTCATTAGGTATATCTCCATCTAATCCCGGTAGCTTAGCGTCTTTACTAATACCAGTATTTATTTTCTTATCTAATAGCTCAGAGTTATCTACTTTACCTAATGCAATAACATCACCAACTAACTCATAAACTATTCTGTGGAAGTTATCTGCTACTATCTTATCTGTTGAGTCAACTGTGCGTCTAACTAACTGTGGTAGCCCAGTTAACTCTACCCATTCAGTATTACCAGTATCGGTATCTACTATAAAAACTCCATGTGTTGACTTTGGAATTTCTCTTGAGAAAGAAGTATTGAAAGGAGAGCCTGGATAAAGTAACGGGATGTTTGGGGTGTTTTGGCAACATTCTACAGAGTGGAGATCTCCCGCAATAACCTGATTATACCCGTGTTCTTCAAATCTATTTAGTGAAATCTCTGGCTTCACGTGAGGGTCTATAGCCCCACGAACATGTGTAAAACAAATCGTCGATAGTGCAGGCACCCACGTCTTTTTGTGTAACTCAGTATAGTCAATAATATCGAAGTCTTTAGAACGATATGGCTCTGTAATAACTCTAGCATAGGGATTACATCTAGAAGTTTCTGCTGCTAAGCTAGTTAAGCAGCTTTGTGAGTTTTTTAACATTTCATGATTACCAGAGTATAGTAAAATATCACCAGTTAGTCGGGCAATACACTCAAAGTATAAATCTAAATCGTCTGTTGATGGGTTAGCTACATCTAGTATGTCCCCACCAATAATATGTAATTCGCAATTATGTTCTTTGTAAATAGCATTTATAGCGTCTACCATTAGTAGGAATCTATTTCTTTGCCATTCATCGGGAATATTGCGCTTCCCTAATTTTATATGCCAATCGGCACTGAATAGTATTTTCAAGTTATATTATCCTTTATATTTATAATACCTGCACGCGGGTGTTTAAGTACTAGGTAGAATGCGGTGGTAATTTTTACCATCTAATACCCTCTTTAAAGCCTTCGTCTAAGGTATATACTTCACCATCATCTCTACGTACAACACTAAGTGTTTTGGGATTGCCTTTAATAATTTCATTTAAGTATTTGGTTAACTGACTTTTAGTTAACATACCCTCGTATCTTTGAGTTGAATTATTAGAACAGGTGAACATTACTAGTAAGTTATATTTAGCTTCCATTATTTAATACCTCTTAAATATCCCGCAAGTGTTTGTATCTTCTTCTCTAAAGCCAGTACTAATGCTACCTTACTAGGATCATTTGCCTGATACTTTAATTCTTTTAGTAGTGGGGAAATAGAATATATTACATTAATCTCTCTTTCATGCATACTTTCCAGCATGTCCTGTTTAATACTTTCATTATAAATAAACATGGCTTCTGCATCAGAAAGATTATCTTGATAGTGATCGGGGAAATACCTAATATAACGTAGTTCTGGGATAGTTGCTTTGACAGCTTTAAGAGGTTTATCTCCTTCTTTAAGAGGTGGTTCTTCAATAATAGATATGTTTATTAGGTCTTTTAAAGATTTCATAGTTACTCCAAAAAGAAAAGGGAGCCGAAGCTCCCTAAGTTATTTAGTCTTCAAGCTCGTTAATAGCTTCTTGACTTGCTTCGTGCGTAGAGTTACCATCAGCATCTTCTTCTTTAGCTTCTTTCTCACCAGACATCCAAGACGCTAAAGCTGCTTTGACTTCGTCGTATGTTGGGCGCGGGAATAAGCTAGAAATATCATCGCATTCGTCAATAAGTAATTGGTCTGCGGCACGTTCTTCGTCAGTTTGCTTGTAAGCACCACACTTTAACTGCTGAACAGTATATTTTGTGTCACTCCAAGTTGAACCTGTTTTCTGAACAAAGATATCGAAGTCTAATGGAGACTTACCTAATTGAGCTGCTGTATCGCTAGTACCATCGAAGATTGATTTTTTAAGGTCAATTGCTTCTACTTTACCAGTTGCGCGATTAATAGCTAGACACACATAAGCACGTTTGCACTTTAATGGGACTAACTTACCAGCATCTTTTCCTTCACCTTTCTGCGTTAATCCCGCTTCACGGATAGGGTCTTTAGCTGAGTTATCAAAGCGCTCTGTTGCACGATTAAATGCTAAACATTCGAAAGTACGTGGCTTACCCTCTGCGTTATTAACCCAGTATACGTAACGAGGTACGATACCGCTGATAATACGGAATTGGTTATCTTTTTGAAACTTCATAAACGGTAGGCCGTTCTTTGCTGCTTCGCCTTTAGATTCGCCCCATGCAAGTGCTTGATTAGTTTGTGTCATTTAGTATTTCCTTCTGTTTTGAATATTAAGTTAGGTTGGTTTATTTCGATTAGTGGATTGTTTTCGACAACATATTTGGAAACCCAAGGCGGTATTCTTGAAATATGGAGATTAGTTTTCTGTGTTAGTTTATAGTCCGAGTATAACCTTAGACTGCATAAACCTACAAATTCAGCTTTTTCGCGATCAGAATACTTGTCGCTAAACAAGATTGCGGTATTAACTAAGAAGTTTAAACCTAGTAGATTCTGATAATTTCCGAGAGCACGAGCTTGTAGGTATTTGACAATTAGCGAGCTATCGCCTTTTGATAGTAAATATATTGCGGAGTAATTGAATAAGATCATATTATACAAGATTATAATCAAGTTGTAAAGAAGAATTTAACTTTTATTTCAACATCGTTATACCCTTTGTCCCCTTTGCTATTTCGATATAAATATTATACTTTAATCTAAGTAGCCAGTAAAGCAATTTTTAAAACTAATTGCTTTACTGTGTTTTCAGAGCTAGAGACTTTTTCCCTCAAACTTTAAGAAACTATTATACAAAC